AGCTGTCGGCCCCTGCAAGCGTGCTACAAAGCCGGCATCAGGCCCCTCGCCCGCTTCCACACCGCTGAAATATCCCCTGCACAACAGCTGCCGCCCCGTGTCGGGCCTTTGCCAGTCAACCATGAACACCTCGACTGCCGCCCCGTCATAGCGTCCAGCCAACAGATCGGCTGCCGTCACGGCATGCGATGACAGGGCACCGGCCATCTCCATGGTGTCCACGTCCAGCCCGTCGCTCAACACCACGGCAGAAGGCGAGATCCCCGGCGCATGCGCATAGCGCAGTCCCTTGATGATGAGCGGTCGGTCATGGCTGGTGAAGCCCAGTGCTACCCCGTCCCGCCGCACCAGCCGCCAGCACAAGGCGAGATGCGTCAGCGGCAGAACCAGCCTCTCGCCCAGGCCCTCCACATCGTCATGCATAGCTTAGCCCTCACGGACTTCGACCAGCGGCACGGACGGGAGTTCTCCCGCCCGCCAGCCGGCAATCGAGACATCGATGCGGTCCACGGCAAACCGCACTGGCACATCGAAGCGATACCCTGCCGTCACCATCACATCCGCAGCCGGCGGAACGTCAAAATCGACATGCCCGCCATCCGCCAATGCCCAACCGGACGTGATCATCACCCCATCCAGCGCCACCAGCACGCTATCGGCCACGGGCCGGCTGATCCGCCGTGCCTGACGGTCTGCACCATCGCCATAATGCTTGAACAGCGCAAAGCGTGTGCGCCCACCATCGCCATAGCCCAGCAGTTGGTCTGTAGCTGCGACCGGCTGGCCGAACACAGCAGTACTATTGTCGAGCGGGTCATTGAATCTGAACCCATAGGCCTGTCCTCGCCGCGCCCGGAAAAAGCCGATCAGTTCAGAAAGGTCCGCCTCGGAGCGTACGCCAACACCCGCATCATAATATTGCCGGGCATCGCTCCACTGGCTGTTGCGCTGCTCATGGCCGGACCCTGTCACCACCACCTGGGTGGAAAACTCGGGGCCGCCTGCGGCTCCATAGCCCAGTTGCAAGGGAAACAACACGTCATGAAAGGCCATTGGCTCTGCCTCCTCGCCATCCTCAGCCACAATCGAAAACAGCGTGAAACCGTCTCGCGTCACTTGCGGCCAGGCCCAGATGAAAGTCTCTGCGACCCCTCGCGCCCGCGCCGACTGCGCCGCCTCGACAATAGGCAGCCAGTCCTGCCGGATGGCGGCAAAGCCAGAGAAATAATGCTGCTCCCCAACGGCATAGCCCAGCCGTTCAGCCACCGCCTGGCGCGCCCGTCGCTGGCCGCCAAAGTCGTTGGTAGTGATGAAACTGTAATCCTCAAGCTGCAGCACATCGAAGGCCGGTGCCGCCCATTCATGCGGCAGATTTGCCCGGATCAGCTCTGGCGCCGCAGCGTCCAGAACCTGCGGCGCATAGAAGAGCAACAGCGACTGTGCCCCCGGCGCCATCGCCCGCACGGCATCCCGAAGCACAAGAGTCGAGCGCCCCAACAAGCTCCCGCACCAGTCAAGATAATGCTGCTCGGCCAGCGTCGAGACCAGTCGCACATCGGCAATCACCGGTGCCGTAAAGCCGGTCTCCGAAAAGTAGAGCGCCACGGTCATGGGGTCATAGAGGCACGGCCGCGCATCAGGCCCAACCCACCACCAAGGCTCGCCTATCTGGAAGCGCGGTGCCAGCCCAAGCGCCACCGCCTGCCCCACGAACACCCCGGCCACCGCCTGCAACCACGCCATGGCCGCTGGCACCCCCGGCGACAGCAGGGTGGAAGGCGGCATGTACCCGGTCAGCGCCCGCCCGCCGGTCCAATCCTTCTGCGCCCAGTCTTGCGGACAATTCTCGTCGAACAGTTCATAGGAAAGGGACAGGATCGGCGAGAACCCAAGTGCCTTGGCGCGCAGCAGAAAATCCTCATGCCACGCCAGAGCCGGCCCGCACACCGGCCCTGCCACTCCCGCCAGATAGGCTCCGTCCTGCCAACGCAGCGCCGGAAAATGGCTCATCCCCAGATAATGAACCAGCGACCCCCGATAACCCAGTGCATACATGCCCTCCAGCACCCGCTCGGGCGTCTGGTTGTAGCTGTCATCATAGCCCGAGCAGATATGAACGCCGTGCGGCGGCACAAAGGCATCACCGGCCCGCAGCGTTGAGGCCGGCCCCTCGCAGTCCATCTTGCTCAGCAGCATCCGCGCCGTCACCGGCAACGGCAACGGCATATCACTCCCATCATACCCCTGTGCCACCAGCGAGATGAACATCCGGTCGATATCGCCGGCCCAGACCCGCTCCGCCTCCTCCGGCAGCATGAAGCCCGCATCCAGCGCATCAAAGTCCAGCCGCACCAACGCGTCGGTCGGCGAGCCCTCAGCATGGTTCCACAGCCGCACATACCAGGCCCGTGCCGCGCCGCCTGCATCCCGCCCCTCAATGGTCAGCACCGGGCCGTTGACCGCATCCAGCGGCACCACATCCCCCTCCAGCCGCAACCGGAAGGCGAGCCTTACCCCACGATAATCCCGCGACGTCTCCAGCGCCAGCAGCGGGTGGCTCCACCGGTCCGCCGACTCCCAGATCAACCCCGCCAGGTCGCCCCGGCGCAGAAACTCCGCCGTGACCACCAGCCCGTCCGCCCCCTGCGTGGTCACCGCCGCCATCATCGGGCGCGGAAAATCCACCGTCCAGAAACGCGGGTCGAACCGTTTCACCCAGCGCCAGCGCAGCCGGTCGCCGGGTCCTGCCAGCCAATGCTGCATCATCCCTCCACCTGCATCAGCGCCCGGCGCACCGCCCGCGCCACCTGCGTCCCCGTCTGCTGCATGATGGCCGGCGTCGCCTCGCGCGGCGCGGCCACATTTACCGTCACATGCACCGGCCCGCGCCCCCCGCTGCCGGCCGCCTCCACCCGCCCGGCCGCCGTCGGCACGAACAGCTCCGGCCCGCGCTCGCCCACCCTGTACGCCCGCCCGGCGCTCACCGGCCCTCCGGTCGCCCGCCCCGGCGCCCCCCCCAGAAGCCCGGAAATCGCGCCCCCCAGCACCCCCGCGCCGCCCCCACCAAAGAGCGCCGACAAATCCCCCCTGACTGCACTCGCCGCAATGTCGGACAGGGTCCGCAGCGCCACCCGCCGCAGATCCTCGAACCCCAGCCGCCCTGAGACCGTCGCCCGCGCCAGCGCTCGCTCGATGCCGCCCCCGGCCCGCTCGGCCCCCTGCAGCAACGGCCCGTCCAGCTCGCGCCTGATGTCCCCCAGCCCGGCCATGAACCCCGACGTATCCGCCCGCACCCGCACCACCAGTGCGTCCACATCCTCATCCATCGGGAAAAGTCTCCATCAACCGGCGCAACCACGCCCCATCGAGCGGCGCCCCCGCGTCCGCCACATCCAGCCCCAGCGCCGTCCGCAATTCCTCGGGCGTCGCCGCCCAGAACGCGTCCGGTCCCCAGCCAAGCTCCCGGGCCGCCACATGCGCCGCCACCCGCGCTGCCTTGGAAAATGTCATTGTCCTGCCAGGATCTGCCCCAGCAACGCCCGCAGCGCCGGCGTCGCCTGTGCCAGCCCGCCGGCCACCAGCGCCTCGCCAAAGCCCGCCCGGTCCAGCCCCTGCGGGTCCGCCACGCAATGCCACATCAGCCCCGCCATCTCGGCGAGCGTCAGCCCGCCGGCCGCCGCCCGCTCCACCAGCTGAAAGAGCGGCCCCAGCTCGGCCTCGGCCGCCACCAGTGCCTGAAAGCTGGGCCGCAGCAACAGCACTAACCCGGCAATCTCCAGCGCCACCTCGCCGCGCACGGCGTTGGCCATCCTCACGCCGTCACCACCGGCCCGGAGCTTTCCAGCGCCATGGTATAGGTCCGCTCGCCATTGAAATCCCCGGCATAGTCCAGCCGCGTGATCAGGAACCGCCCCGTCACTGTCTCCCCGCTCTCGAACGCCACCTGGTAATCATCGATCACGCCAGACAGCGCATTGGCCTTCACCCGCGCTTCCGCCGCCGAGCCCGTAAACACACCCGAGCCGCTCAGCGACACCGAGCGCACTCCTGCACCCGACAGCAGCTCCCGCCACCCGCCCGAGCCCTGGTTGGTCACCACCACTGTCTCGGTGTTCACCGTAAGCTGCGTGGTGCGCAAGCCCGCCACGGTCGTGAACCCCGGCGGCACCGCGCCATTGCCCACCTTCAACAGAAACGCACTGCCCCGTTCCATCGCCATGTCCTCATCCCTTCCAAAAGCCTCAGCCGCCAACCACCCGGCTCCTCAGCCGAAACTCCACCAGTCCCTCGGTCCAGCCACCCGCCTCGGCCCGCACCAGCGCCCGCACCAGCCGGCTGGACACCAGCACATGCCCGTTTTCGCTACCGGAAAGCCCGGCAAGCACCGACTCTACCGCTCCCATCAGCTGCTTCACCCGCGCGGCCCCGGCGCGGTCGTCCCACACCCGCACCTGCACCACATGTTCATGACCAGCCTCGGTTTTGGTGCTCCAGTCCCGCATCAGGTCCGGCCCCACCGTCAGATAGGGCGCCACCGCATCCACTGGCGGAGAATCAAACACGCCGGTCACCCCCTCCACCGCCGCCAGTGCCGCCACCACCAGTCGCTGCATCGCCAGGCTCGCACTCATCTCAGTCCTCCATCGCCAGCCATGCCGCCAGCATCGCCAGCCGCGGGTCCGGCGCCCTGTGCCGGCTGCCGCGCGCCCGCCGCCCCAGCCCCGGCATCACCAGCCGGTCGCCCTCGCGGCGCACTTCGGCCTCCGGAAAGGCCTCGCGCGCCCGGTCCTCCAGCCGCGCCAACCGCCTTGCTACCTGTGCCTCACCCAGCCGCTCGGCCCGCCCGGCCAGTCCGGCCAGCACCCCCGCGCCCATCACCCCGCGCTCCGGCAGCGCACCACCAGCACCTCGGGCCGGGCCGGATCGCGCTCCACCGCCAGCACCGTCAGCCGCTCGCCCCGCCACCACAGCCGGCTGGTCAGCCGCACATCGACGGGCGCCCGCAGCGTCACCCGCCAGCGCGCCATGCTGCGCAGCGCCTCGCCCTGGCCGCGCCCGTCCGCCACCAGTCCCCGTTCGGGCTCCACCAGCGCCGCCACCGTGCCGGCTGCCGCCCAATGCCCGGCATCAAGCCCTGCCGCATCGCGTGCCGGTATCCATTGCTCCAGCATCACCCGCTCGCGCAGGCGCCCGGCCAGTTCCCCATCCGCCATCGGCTTGTCCCCACCTTAGTTTGTGCAGGCTCGCTGCAAGGGCTTGGGCCGGTGCCGTCAGGACATGCACCATGCGCATGTCCAAAACAGCCCCCCCTACCCCAGCCGCATCCGCCGCCAGGGCCGCCACATCGCCGCGACCGCGGTCGGCGGCGGCCCCGCGTCAGCTGCATCCCGGTGCGTGAACAGATGCGCCACCAGCCGCACCAGCCCGTGGCGTAGCGGCTCCGGCAGGTCGTTCCAGCTCTCCGCCAGCCCGGCCCGGTAGCGCACCACCGCGCCCGCCCGCCCGTCCCGCAGCCGCACCCAGCCCTCGCCTGACATCGTAATGTCCAGCTCGAACGCGCTCTCCGGCAGCAGGTCCGTGCCCTCGCGCACCGCCAGCACCGCCACCACCGGCTGCACCTTCAGCAGCTGCCAGCCCGTCTCCGCCGCCAGCCGCTGCTCGGTCTCGCGCATCATCAGCCACTGGCCAATAAAGGCTTCGCACAGCCCGCCGGCCGTTCGGATCAGCCCGGCCAGGACCGCGTCCTCATCATCGCGCTCCAGCCGCAGAAACGCCTTGCACTCCGCCAGGCTGA